GAAAATCTGGCAGACCATCAACGACCCCGTGGGTTCGAGCGCACCGGCCATCCGGTTCACGCAGCCCGACTCGCGGGCAAACGAACTCATGGGTGTGTACGAGAAGTTCAGCCGCTTGGCGGACGACCACTCGGGCATCCCAGCCTACGTTTATGGCGACCTGAACGTACAGGGCGCTGGGCGTACTTCATCCGGCCTGTCCATGCTCATGGGCGCGGCAGGCAAAGGCATCCGTCAGGTTGTGATGCACATTGACACAGATGTCGTGAAGCCCATCGTGCTGCGCCAATTTGTGTATAACATGCGTTATGATGAGGATGAGTCGATTAAAGGCGACGTTGAAGTTCTTGCCAAGGGCGCGATTAACCTCGCGGTCAAGGAGACTGTCAACATCCGCCGCATCGAGTTTCTCAATGCAACCGCCAACCCGATTGATCTTGAGATCATCGGCAAGGAGGGACGTGCCAGTATCCTTCGGGAGATCGCAAAAGGGTTGCAGATGTCCGTGGAGGACGTTGTTCCGTCTCGGGAGAAGGAAGGGTATACCGGTCGTATCACCGCACGGGCTGCGATGGCCGCTGCACAACAGCAGGCACAGCAACCCCAAGGTGGCGCACCGCAAGGCCCTGACGGCTCTCCCAAGGGCGGGATGGAGGCCAACACGGTACAAAGTCGTGTGAGTGGGATGGCAGCATGATCAAGCCTGAGCCGCACATCATCAAAGGACTGGCGCAAGCTGTCCGGCAACACCCAGAACTTCTGGCGTGGATGGAAGGTGTGCTTGCGCATGAGATGAAGCGTCTACCTTACGCGATTGACAATCCGGCAGTGTTTCAGGGGCGCTGCCAGATAGTGGTTGAACTCATTGAGTTCGCACAACAATCCCCTGCCATAGCGGCAAAGTTATGATGTAACTCGCCGTCTAATCACGCACACCGATAGGAGCGTTCAACATGGCCCTTCCAGAGCAAATTCGCAAACAGACCGAGGCAGTTCAGGAGTTGTATAAGCAACTTAACACGGACGACAACACAGGCGCAGGAACTACTCCTCCAGCCGATGGCACCGTCACGCTTGTTGAGAACAATGACAGCCAGAATCACGCCGACGGAAACTCTGCCACGAATAATGCTGCTCCGGCATCCGCAGATGAGCAGAAAACGGGTGCCGACAATGTGCCGGACGAAACTGTTACCCAGAAGTACCGAACACTTCAGGGTATGTACAACGCCGAAGTCCCCCGTCTGCATCAGCAGAATCGGGAGATGCAGCAGCGGGTACAGCAGATGGAACAGTTGCTTGCTTCGATGACTGCCACAAACCCCCAAGCTGCTACACCAGCAGCCGAGCGTCTGGTCACTGACCACGACGTTCAGGAGTATGGTGAGTCGATTGACATGATGCGCAAAGTGACCCGCGAGGAACTCGGGGCTGTCGCCCAGCGCATTGCAGGACTCGAAGCAACATTGCGTCAGATGCAGGTGAATGTGGTACCACAGGTGCAAGCTGTGGCCCATCGCCAGCAGATGAGCGCAGAGCAAGCGTTCTGGGCTGACTTGTCTGCGAATGTCCCGAACTTCCGTCAGATCAATGACAACGCCGACTTCCAGTCGTGGCTGTTGGAATTTGACCCAATGACTGGAGTGACTCGGCAGACGTTCCTCGATGACGCCCAGCGGTCGCTTGACTCTCGGCGTGTCGTCAGTTTTTTCCGCACTTGGCTAGAGTCCACTGGACAAGCCGCCGTTGCTCAATCCACTGGGAACTCTCCCAACTCTGAGTTGGAGAAGCAGGTTTCCCCCGGTCGCTCACGCAGCACCGGAACCCCTGCGTCCGCCAACCAAGGCAAGACATACAGCCCTGCTGACATCCAGAAGTTTTTCAACGATGTTCGTTCCGGGAAGTACAAAGGCCGAGAGCAAGAGCGTTCCCGAATCGAACGCGATATTTTCGCTGCCCAGCGAGAAAATCGCATCACCGCAAACGCTTGATTAGAGGAATTACATCATGTCTTATCCCGTCTCCCCCGGTCGTCCGAATTACAGCGGCAACTTCATCCCCGAAATCTGGTCGGGCAAACTGATCGAGAACTTCTACGATGCCACTGTGCTCGCAGCAATCTCGAACACCGACTACGAAGGTGAAATCCGCCAGTATGGCGACGCCGTGAACATCCGCACCACGCCGGAAATCACTATCCGCGACTACGTGAAGGGCCAAACCCTGACCGTGGAAAACCCCGACAAGCCAAAAATCCAGTTGTTGATCGACAAGGGCGAGTACTTTGCCTGCGTTGAAGACGACGTGGACAAGGTTCAGTCGGACATCAACCTGATGGACACTTGGACGAAAGACGCTTCCGAGCGTATGAAGATCAAGATCGACCAGCGCGTGTTGACCGACATCCTGCCCGGTATCGCCGCTACCAACAAGGGCGCTACTGCTGGTGAGCAGTCTGCCTCGTTCAACCTCGGTACGACCGGCGCTCCGCTGACCGTGACCAAGGACGGCGCATCGAGCACCACTTCCGTTGTTGACCTGTTGGTCGATCTCGGCACCGTGCTGGACGAAGCCAACGCCCCCGAAGGCGACCGCTTTGTGGTCATCCCCGCCAAGATGGCTGGCTTGATCAAGAAGTCCGAACTGAAGGACGCTTCGCTCACCGGCGACAGCATGTCCATCGTTCGCAACGGTCGTCTCGGTATGATTGATCGCTTCACCGTCTACGTCAGCCACAACCTTGCCGTGTCCGCTGGCAAGTACAACATCATCGCCGGTCACAAGATGGGCTTCACGTTCGCATCGCAGATGACGAACATGGAAACCATCCGCTCCGAGTCCACCTTCGGCAACATCGTCCGTGGCCTTCAGGTCTACGGTTACAAAGTTGTCAAAGGCGAAGCTCTGTCCACCGCCGTCGTGCAATTCTGATGACTGGGGCTTCGGCCCCATCTCCCATAAACACTGAAAGGAAACTGAAATGGCTGCATATACCGACTCTCTTGGCTTCAATAAGGGCACCGCTGCGTTCCCCGCTGATGTCACCTCCGTCTCGAAGTTTCTGGTTGAACTGGACTTCGCTGCGATCATCGCTGCTCGTCTGGCTGCTGGGGCTACCGCGCTGGCTGCAACTGACACCCTTCAGGTCGTCTCCCTGCCCGCCTACTCGGTGGTGCTGGCGGCTGGTCTGAATGTGGTCACGGCAGAAACTGTCAATACGACTGCAACTTTTGACCTTGGGTACACCGGGGGTTCGCCTGCCGCTGCCAACGTGTACGTCGATGACGGCGCTTCCAACGCTGTAGCGATGGATTCGGACAACCTCGCCAACCCAACCGTCATCAAGACTGCGGATACCATTGATCTTCTCTTGAATACGGCTGTTCCCACCAACTGCGTAATTCAGGTGTGGGCCATCGTCGCAGACTGCTCGTCGGTCTAATTTATGGTGGGGGGCTTCGGCCCCCCGTCTAACAAAAGGAGAACATCATGGGTGTTTATCGTGGTATTACGCAAGACAATGTGACGCTAAACGGGGGTACGGCTTACAACCTGAACCTCGTCACTCCGTCCATTGGCGGAACTGCACTCGCTGCTACGGCGGCTGAGATCAACGCTGCGGCGGATGTGTCTACACGACTCGTGTCGGCTGCTGCTGCAACTCTGGCTGTGACTGTTGCCGATCACGACAGCAAGATCATCGTCCTCAATCGCGCCGCTGGCGTGACGGCGACGTTGCCTGCTGCTACTGGGTCGGGGGCTGTGTTTCGTTTCGCAGTAGGTACTGCTGTGACGAGCAACAGCTACAAGGTTCAGGTTGCCGACGCTACCGATGTCATGTCGGGTTCGTTGTATCTGACTGATCAAGCCGCTGGTACGGGTACTGAGTTCAGTACTGTCGCCGCTAGTGACACGATCACAATGAACGGTAGCACCACGGGCGGATTGGCCGGTGGTCTTTTCACGTTTGTTGATCTTGCAACGAACTTGTATGCAGTTCAGGGCAACCTCATCGCAACAGGTGCTGAGGCTACTCCGTTCAGCGCAGCGGTGTCGTAAACTGGCAGGGGGCTTCGTGCCCCCTGTTTTTAGGAGATCAGGATGCCAACCAACCTTACCGGCGCGACAATCGCCAGTACTTACGATCAACTGCTGCATGTTGACGACGGCCCAACCGCGACCGAAAAGACGGTCTATAGCGGCACTGGGGTGGCGACAGCATTGAAGGTTGGCACCACATCGGCCTCAGTCGGTAATGTGCGTACTACAGGGAACCGGGTAGAGGCTACCTCCGGGGCCTTGACGCTTGGGGCCAATATCGCGTTTTTAGACGCAGGTAATGCACGCACGGCGCTGGGCCTCGGCACGATGGCAACCCAGAACTCGGGTGCTGTTGCCATCACAGGCGGCACTGTGTCAGGCGTCGTGTTCAGCGGCTCGTTCTCT